TGAGTGTCCACATTGTCACAATGAAGCCTCTCGTATTATCTCGTCACCCCGCTTTGTGTTGGAGGGCATCACAGGTGCGTTTCCGACAGCACATGATGCGTGGGCTAGAAAACATGAGGAGGCAGCAAGAGCCTATCAAAAGAAAAGCGAAAAGAATAGCTGATCCGATGGGTATTTTAATTTCCTAGAATCCATTGTGGACAGGAGGATAATGTGGCAGAAATAATCGAAACGCAAGAAGAAGAGTTTGAAGCAGCAGATATCAATCAGGTAGAAGAGACTCAAGTAGAGCAAACTCAAGAACCTGTAGCACAGGAAGAGGTACAGCAGGAAACTGTTGAAGACCTTCCACCCAAGTACAAGGGCAAGAGTCTTGATGAAATTATCAAGATGCACCAAGAGGCTGAGAAGCTAATTGGTAGACAAGCCCAAGAAGTTGGGGAAGTGCGTAAGCTAGCTGATGAACTCATTAAGCGACAACTCGACTCCAAGAAGGAAGAAGTTCCTGCCGCAAAAGAAGACGAGATCGACTTCTTCGAAGATCCGAAGAAAGCTGTAAGTAAGGCTGTAGAGCAACATCCTGCTATTTTAGAAGCCAAGCAACAAGCACAGTTTCTAAAACAGCAACAGACATTTACAAAGTTACAACAGAACTTCCCAGACTTTCAGCAGACAGTTGCTGATCCTGCGTTTGCAGAGTGGGTCAAGGCTTCACCAGTTCGTATGCGGTTGTATGCTGCGGCTGATGCAGAGTTTGACTACGATTCAGCGGCAGAACTGTTAGGCAGTTGGAGTTATGTTAAACCTAAAGCGTCTGTTCAGGCTGCAGTTCCGTCACAGGAGGCTAAAGCCGCACAGAAGGCTGCTATTAAGGCAGCAACTGTTGATGTTGGTTCTAACGCATCCTCGCCTACATCTTCTAAGATTTATCGAAGGGCTGACTTAATCCGACTACAATTGGAAGACCCTGACCGTTATTATGCACTACAAGATGAAATTCTTGCAGCGTATGCTGATGGCAGAGTCAAATAACTTAACTTAATTTAGGAGATTTAAAATGCCTTTAGGTACTGGTAATGTAACAACGACAACCGCAGCAAAGTTTATTCCTGAGATTTGGAGTGACGAGATTGTTGCTGCTTATAAGAAGTCACTGGTTCTCGCTAACCTCGTGAACAAGATGAACTTGTGACACCGTTCACATTCCTAAGCCCACTCGTGGCACGGCTTCGGCTAAGGTTGCTAGCTCTCAGGTCAATCTGATTGCTGCTACTGAAGACGAAGTGGTTGTCAGCATCGACAAGCACTATGAGTACAGCCGACTGATCGAAGATATCGTGACCGTTCAGGCACTGCCTTCGCTACGCCGTTTCTACACGGATGACGCTGGCTACTCACTCGGTGTGCAGGTTGACACTGACATCTGGACGCTGTGGAAGTCCATCGGTGATGGTAACGGTTCTAGCTATGCTAACAGCCGTGTATTTACCTTCACTGACTCGACTGGCGCTCTGGTTGCCTATGACGGTTCTGTGTCCAGCACGGAAGGTAAGTTTGGTGATGTTGGCTTCCGTACCGCTATTCAGTATCTGGACGATGCTGATGTGCCGATGGATGGTCGCTCCTTCGTTATCCCGCCCGTACTGCGCAATGCATTGATGGGTACTGACCGTTACACCGAGCAAGCCTTTACTGGTGAGTCCGGCGCTGCTAACACCATCCGCAATGGTCGTGTTGGTAACCTGTACGGTATCGAAGTGTACATCTCCAGCAACGCACCGACTCCTGAGTCTGGCAAGCGTCTGGCTGGTCTCTTCCACCGTGATGCCTTCACGCTGGTTGAGCAGATGGGTGTTCGCTCACAGACCCAGTACAAGCAAGAGTGGCTTGCTGACCTGATGACTGCTGATACTCTGTACGGTGTTAAGACTCTCCGTACCGATGCTGCAGTTGGTCTGGTTGTGGACTGATCAATAGCTTAGTGCTCTAATAGCACAACAGCTTCTCCCCAGGCTCACAAGGTCTGGGGAGTTTTACTAAGTAAATTTACTAAGTTTACTGAGTAAAACTACAAGAGGACTTAAATGGCGATATATCGTGGTCGCCGCTGCTGCCGCACAGTCTGCTCAAAGCACGATTGACTTTACATCTGATTTGGATGTAGCAGTTTCATCACTGCCTGCTGGCTCCACTCCTACTGTATCTTACAATTCAACTACTGTATCTCTGTCCTTTGGTATTCCTGACGGCACTACAGGACCTACTGGTCCAACTGGTCCTACTGGGCCAACTGGTAATACTGGACCTACTGGCCCGACTGGACCACAAGGTAACACAGGACCTTCAGGACCTCCTGGACCAACTGGCCCAACAGGACCTACTGGGTTAACTGGCCCAACTGGTCCAACAGGACCCCAAGGCTTGCAAGGTGATACAGGACCAACTGGTCCAACAGGACCTACAGGACCGACTGGTCCACAGGGTTTGCAAGGTGATACAGGACCTACTGGACCCACTGGCCCTACTGGCCCGACAGGATTACAAGGTGATGCTGGCCCACCTGGGCCTACTGGTCCAACTGGATTAACTGGTCCTACAGGTCCAACAGGTCCTCAAGGATTGCAAGGAGACCCTGGTCCTACTGGCCCTACTGGACCAACAGGCGCAACAGGTCCGTCTGGTCCTCCTGGGCCAACTGGACCAACTGGTTCTACTGGAGCTACAGGTCCTACTGGACCAACAGGAGTAGGTTTAACAGGCGGTGGTACAGACTTAGCATTCTGGGAAAACGATCAAACAATTACTACTAACTACACAATTACATCAAACAAGAACGCATTAACGGTTGGACCAGTAACAATTAATAACGGTGTTACTGTAACTGTTCCTAGCGGTGCTAAATGGGTTACGCTATAACGGAGAATTACGATGGCAATTAGAATTGATGGCGGCAGTACAAGTTTTGTTTCTACTATTACATCATCTCCTAGTGCGGCTAGGACTGTAACTATTCCTGATGCTACTATCACTGTTGCAGCTTCTGATTTAGCACAGACTTTTACTGCGGCTCAAACATTTGGTTCTGGTAATCTAAAACTTGCTGGTTCTTCTAGCGGTACTGCTACGCTTAATGCACCAGCTACAGCTTCAACAAATACATATACACTTCCTCCCGATGCTTCTACTTTAGGCTATCGCAATGTTCCAGCAGTAGGAACCAAAACCAGTTCGTATACTTTAGCAACTGCTGATATTGGTAAGTATGTTCAAGTTGGTTCTGGTGGATCTATTACTATCCCAGATGCAACTTTTGCTGAAGGTGATGTTATCTCTGTCTTTAATAACACCTCTGGCACAATTACTATCACTTGCTCTATTACCACAGCATATATCGCAGGAACTGATTCTGATAAAGCAACTATGACCTTAGCGTCTAGAGGTTTAGCAACTATCGTGTTTATTTCTAGTACTGTTTGTGTTGTACAAGGGAATGTAAGCTAATGAGTGGCAGTCAACAAGTATTAATAGGCGGTGCTCCGTCTGGCGGCTATCAGATTGAACGCAGTCTTAGGTTCAATAGCGCAGACACGGCGTATCTGAACAGGACTTTTGGAACGCCAACAAGCCGAAACATTTGGACATGGAGTGGATGGATTAAGCGCAGTGCATTAGGAAATACTGCTGGCTATCGTTTTTTTGAAGGCGGTGATGGAACTAGTGCTAACTCAGGATTTATTGGTTTTGGCGATGGAACCGGGGTTGAATGTATTAGATTTTATAATCGTTTGTCATCAACAACAAACATTGACATATTAACGACTGCCGTGTTTCGTGATGTTAGTGCTTGGTATCATGTGGTTGTTGCGTATGACTCAGCACAAGTAACTCAAGCCAACAAGCTGTTAATGTATGTAAACGGCGTTAATTACACTTGGTCTGGTACTGCACCGTCCGGCAGCCAAACATCAGCAATAAATACAAGTGCCTATATTCATAACATTGGCGTTAGTCCTTGGAACACTTCCACATATTTCTCAGGCTACCTCACCGAAATCAACTTCATCGACGGTCAAGCCCTAACGCCATCATCCTTCGGTGAAACAGATTCCGCAACTGGTGTATGGAAGCCTAAGAAATTCTCTGGCACATACGGCACTAACGGCTTTTACCTCAACTTCTCAGATAACTCCAACACCACCTCGACAACACTAGGCAAGGACTCATCCGGCAACGGTAATAACTGGACACCTAATGGATTCTCTGTCGCCTCTGGTGTTGGTAATGACAGCCTTGTAGACACGCCGACATCGTATGGCACAGACACAGGTGCAAAAGCAAATGGAAATTTGCAATTTACCGGCGGCGGAACAGGAGGCCCACCATACAATTATTCAATTTACAGCACATTTACGCTTAATACTGGCAAGTGGTACTGGGAAGTCGATATTACTACGGTCGGTCAAGCGTATGTTGGTATGTTTAATACGGCGGTTGCTTTTGTTGGCACTTCTCCGGTTACTGGTGCTGGACCTGTTGTTTATGGTTATGATGGTAAATACTACAACGAAACCGCTGGGGTAACTTTTGGAGACACATTTACCAGCGGAGATGTAATTGGAATTGCCGTTGATTTTGACAATAAGTTAATTTGGTTTAGAAAAAATGGGGCATGGCAAGCAAGTGGCAATCCATCAACCGGGTCAAATGGCAAGTCTTTTGGTAGCGGTAAAGTTTGGGGTACTGGTTATTTAGAAAGCGGAAGTAGCGTAAGTGCCTCAAGTTTTTATGTCAACTTCGGTCAAAGGGCTTTTAGGGACACCGCCCCATCAGGCTTTAAGGCACTCTGCACACAGAACCTACCTCCCGTAACCATAGGTGCTACTAGCACGACACAGGCTGACAACTACTTTGATATTGATGTTTATACAGGTATTGCTGGAACTTACACAAAGACGGGTCTTGGTTTCCAGCCAGATTTAATTTGGTAAACCACAACAATAGTACTGGGACAACCTATGCCGCTTGGCTATGGAACGCAGGCGGCTCTAATCAAACAATTTCGGTGGGTCAATACGCTACCTCACCAGCAAATGTGCCATCAATAGCCAGCACAGTAAGAGCAAACACTACGGCTGGGTTCTCGATTGTTACTTATACGGGTACGGGTGCTAACGCTACCGTGGGGCATGGTCTAGGTGTAGCGCCAAGTATGGTGATTGTTAAAGCACGCAATGCTTCTAATAACTGGCGAGTTTGGCATATTGGAATAGCTAATACTGAAGTTCTTAACCTTAACACAACCAGCGCAAAGGCAACCGAAACTACAGCATGGAATAGTACGTCGCCTACTTCTACAGTGTTTAGCGTTGGCACAGGAGAAACGAACAACGCTGCATACACACTAGTCGCCTACTGCTTCGCACCCGTGGCTGGCTATTCTGCCTTTGGAAGTTACACGGGCAACGGTTCTACGGATGGGCCTTTTGTGTACACGGGGTTTAGGCCGAGGTGGGTGATGGTTAAACGAACAGATGCAACATCAAATTGGGAAATAACTCACACAGGTGGTCCTTATTACAACGGTGCTGGTCAGGGTTTATATGCAAACTTAACAAATGTGGAAAACGCTGGTGTTTACCACGACATTTTATCCAATGGATTTAAGGTTAGAACCACTGATAGCGATGCGAACATAAATACAGCAACCTACATCTACGCCGCATTTGCCGAATTCCCCTTTAAGCACTCCCTTGCACGATAGGAAAATAACATGGCTTACTTATACAACGGACAACCCGTAAACATTAGAGTAGAGTTCTTCCGCACAGACGGAGTGCGCTACAACAACCTATTAGATGCCGCTATCAGGACTAAGGTAGGTATTGTGGAGAACGGTGAACCAGACCCGTTTGAGCCTGCCGCACCTGATTATGACCAGCGGTTCTACTGGGGGCAGAATAACCCAAAACTTCTCAATGACCGTGAGGAAGTAGACCAAGACGGTAACCCGATGTGGGAAAAAGTTTTAGGTGAAGTAGATGGCAAACCCGCTATGGTGGATTCCAACAAGCGTCTGGTAACCAAGGGACTGAAGAGCCAATGGACTTCACAGGTTAAAGACACAGCAGGCAAGATGCTGGCTGCTACTGACTGGATGGTGATTAGAAAAGTTGAGCGTAGTATTGATATTCCTGCAGCTACTCAAGCATTCAGAGTTGCAGTAATTGCTGAGGCTAACAGACTTGAGACTGCTATCGCTGCCTGTGCAGATGTTCCTGCACTGATTGATGTGGTGATGAATCAGAATTGGCCCAGGGAGAACAATTGAACGCAATGTGGCAAATGTGGCAACAAAGGTATAACAAAGACCTCTGCCAACAGATAGTAGAACAAGGTAAGAAGATAGAACCACAGGATGCAATCATAGGATTTAGTGGCTCTAATGTAGATACTAGGGTTCGTAGAAGTAAAGTAAGGTGGATTACCAGAGATAATCAGGAACTAGGTTGGCTGTACCATGAAATAACTAACCTGTTTCATATTGCTAATCATAATGCCTTTGGTGCAGAACTGTGGCACTTAAATGAGTTACAGTTCACAGAGTATAATGCAGAAGACCAAGGTTATTATAATTGGCATAACGATGTAAACTGGGATGATGGCAGACAGGCTCACAGGAAGTTATCGTTTATCTGTCAACTAACAGACCCTGAAGAGTACGAAGGCGGTGACTTTGAGATGCAACCGTTGCACCTTGGAGCACCAGATAAAGAGCAGGTAAAGACACAAGGAACAGCACTAATATTTCCGTCTTTCATAGTACATAAAGTAAACCCAGTAACCAAAGGAACTAGGCACTCGTTAGT